CTCGCCAGCGGTTTGATCGATGGTCAATCGCACATTCACAAATTTGGCGCAACAAGCGTTGACGTGACTACCGGAACAGTTTGGGACGGTAACACTGGTAGTGTCACCTACTCATATCCTGATACTGACACCCCCATCGTGACTTCAACAGAAAATATTGGAGATTCGGTTATAATCACCGGTCTGAATGAATTTTTTCAGGAGATATCAGAGATTGTTGCTATTGGTGATACTGCGGTCGAACGGTTCTCACGCGTATTCCGAGCACAAATGCTAAACACTACTAACGTCGCTGATGTCGACATCTCAATGTCTGGTGGTCTTGCTGCTAGAATCACTGCGGGTCTTGCGCAAACTCTGATGGCAGTGTATACTGTCCCTGCGGGCAAGACTGCGTACTTACTTAAATTAACATTAGGTTCGGACAAAGCGTCAACTAACTCCGCTATGGGTTACAGTCTTATGTCAAGGAATAGTCCTCTCAGTCCATTTAGAATTAAAGGAAGACTTTACTCTGCGGGCGGTCAAAATATTCTTCAGGAATATCCTATACCGTTAAGATTCGGTGAAAAGAGTGATATCCGTCTTGACTTGACAGCAGCACAGGCCACTAAAGTATCAGCAACATTCGAACTTATTTTGGTAGATAACGCATAATGGAAAAATTCTACTATGAAAACATTCAAAAAACACCTTGAAGAATCGACCAAAGTAAAGTGGAACAAAGTTCCCGATGGTATGATTGGTCGTAAGAAGGTATATAAACACGTAACCTCGGACGGTAAGTTTGAGATTCGATTGTCGGGTACGGACTCTATGAAGATGAACAAAGACGGTAGTCAGAAAGTGATGCCTACTGTCTTTGATAAGAGTGGGAATACTCCAAGACACCCAGCTACAGCGTATAAGAATGTAGAAACTGCCAAGGCAGAAGTTCAGAGATGGATAGATGACCATGAACTTTAAAGAGTTTATCACAGAGAGTAAAAATACTCACATGACTCACATCGAGGACAAGGTTCTCTATGGTGGTGTTGACGGTACGCGTCAGGCAATTAACGCGTTACGCGGTCTGCGGGATATGTTGGCGGGTACTTCTAAAGGGAATGTATCCGTGAAGTGGGACGGTGCCCCTGCGGTCTTTTGTGGTACTGACCCAAGTGACGGTAAGTTCTTTGTTGCTAAGAAAAGTATCTTCAATAAGAACCCAAAGGTATACAAGACTAATGCTGACATTGACGATGATACGTCTGGCGACTTAAATGCGAAGTTAAAGGAAGCATTACGTTATCTTCCCGAGTTGGGAATCAAAGGTGTTATTCAGGGAGACTTCCTATTTGGTAATGGTGACGTTTCTACCAAGAACATCGACGGTCAGAAGTACACCGTTTTCCACCCAAACACTATTGCGTATGCGGTACCTTACGAGCAGTCTAAGTCTGTACGTGACGCGAAGATTGGTATCGTTTGGCACACTACTTACAAAGGTAGTACCTTCGAAACTATGTCGGCGTCATACGGTGTAGACGTTTCTAAATTAAAGAAGTCCAAGAATGTCTGGTCACAAGATGCTATGTTGAGAGATGTGACTCACGCGACAATGTCTAAGAGAGAGACCGAAGAAGTCACTAAGATATTGTCTAACGCGGGTAAGTTATTCAATCAGATATCGGCTACAACTCTGCGTACATTACAGGCGAACCCTAAACTCGCACAACCTATTGAGACATACAACAACACCTTCGTTCGTGCGGGAGCATTGCTTCCTGACTCAAAAAAGCATGTTAACGGATTGATAAGTAATAGACAAGCTTACTACAAAAAAGAAATCGAAAGTAAGAAATCTCAACGCGGTAAGGACGCTTGGATCGCTAAAATGAAGGATGAGATGGAGTTCTTTTCTGATGATAATCGTGCTAGTTTAGAAAAGATGTTTGATTTACAGAAAACTCTGGTACTTGCGAAATTAAAACTTATAAATAGTTTAGACAAATTAAAGACAATTGATACCTTCGTTAAAACTAAAGATGGATATAAAGTAACAGGTGAAGAAGGATACGTAGCAATTGATAAACTTGGTGGTGATGCGGTGAAACTAGTTGACCGTATGGAATTTTCATACAACAACTTTTCATCCGATATACTAAAGGGCTGGGACTCAGCTCGTAGATAATATGGAATAAACCAAAAGAGGATAAGTGAATGGCGCCTATGTCATTTAAGCATTTTATAAATGTTGATTACACCATGTCGGGTGATGAGCAGTTAGCGTATAATGCTAAAAAGAGAAAGAAAGATATACCTACTGGTAATACTAACGAAAAAGCAGTTGAGACTGATGAAGCGTTAGATGTTACGCAGCGACGTAAACTCGGTCAGAGAATGAAACGAAACAAAGCGAAAATCGCTATGGGTCGTAAACGTTCTGAGCGTAAAATCGCGAGTATGGATAAATTAAAATTACGTGCGCGTAAGTCTGCTCGAAAGGCTCTCGTTAAGAAAATTACTAAGGGCATAGACAAGTCCGAGTTATCTATTGCGCGTAAGAAAGAGATCGAAAAGCGTCTCGAAAAACCTGCGATGCAAAGTAAGATTGATCGTGCGGCAAGAAAAATTCTACCTCAAGTAAGAAAGGCGGAGATTGAACGAAAGCGCGGTGGTGGTGCGGATAAAAAATGATTAAGAATTTTTCCCAATACATCATCGAAGAAGAACGCGAAGTTTTCTTCACATTCGGTAGAATGAATCCCCCGACTATCGGTCACGGTAAAGTAATGGATGCCCTTGCTCAAAAGTCTGGTAAATCCGACTACAAGGTATTCGTATCACAGACACAAGATGCGAAGAAGAATCCACTATCGTATTCCGACAAAATTAAGCACGTGCGGAAGATGTTTCCAAAACACGCACGTCAGGTTATGGTAGACAAGAATGTCAAGACTGCCATAAATGCGCTGGTCTCACTATACGATCAAGGTTACCGAACAGTAACTATGGTGGTAGGTGATGACCGCATAAGAGAATTCGATGTACTGTTCAATAAATATAATGGACAGCAAGCTAGACATGGTTTCTATAACTTCAAAAGTATTAACTTAGTATCAGCGGGTAAGAGAGATCCTGATGCTGAAGGTATAGAAGGAATGTCTGCGTCTAAACAAAGAGATAACGCGTCAAGTAATGATTTCGTAGCATTCTCTCAAGGCGTACCAAAGTCTATGTCCAATGCGGATGCTCGTCGCTTATATAACGATGTCCGTAAGGGTATGGGACTGAAGGAAGCGTCGGATTTTCGCAATCACCTAGAATTAACGTCAGTCTCCGAGATACGAGAGAAATTCGTATTAGGTGAACTGTTTTCTGTAGGTGATGAAGTTGTTGTAAAGGATAGCGACGAACTAGCAACTGTTGCTATATTAGGAACTAACTACGTTATTATCGAAACTCACGAAGGCAAAAAAATGCGTAAGTGGTTGGATGCTGTGGAGTTAGTCTCTGAAGAAGTATCTCAGAAAGAACTCAATGACCTAGAGAAGTTTGCGGATCGTTTGCTAAACAAGTTTGATGTTGACATCGAATTCACACGTCACTTCAAAGACCGTATGAACGATAGTAGAAACAAACCCGCAATTACTGTGGATGAGTTGAAATCTCTGTTCCAGAAGATGGCGGACAACAAAGGCAAGAAGATTAAGAAACACGGTAACAGTGAAGCGATCCTCAAGGATATGCAGTCTGATCTAAACCTACCTGTTGTCATCAACTGGAAGAACGGTGAGTTCGAAGTTGTTAACAAAACAATAATGCGTAAGAAAGCATTCAAGTCTCCTGATCCAGAACTCAAGTATGAGAGCCAAGATCCAGATATCAAAGATCGTGAGGGAACTCAACCCGCACGTTATCACGCAGGACTCAAGAAGTCTACCAAAGCAAAACGTGACGCACACTTCAAAAAACATGGTAAGAAGGCAGACGATGATTCATCTGCGTACAAACCAGCTCCTGGCGATGCGACCGCAAAAACTAAACCATCTAAATATACTAAGTCATTTAAGGATATGTATGATGAGGATTGTTGGGACGGTTACAAAGAAGTCGGTATGAAGAAGAAAGGGAACAAGATGGTTCCTAATTGTGTCGCAGAAGAGAATAGTCAAGGTATTGATGAGGGGATCTTTGATAAAATAAAGTCTAAGACCACTAACAAAAAACAATACCAACATGCGCTGATGACCTTAAAGAAACTTCTGACTCGTAAGAAAAAGGAATCTCAAGGTAAAATGAGTCATGGTACACAGTATTATGCGCAGAAGGTCGCCAAGACATATGCGGGCATGAATGATAGAGCACTTCATGATATGCTAGGAGATTGGAAACCATGATTACTTTTAAGAAATACCTTGACGAAAAACGATATGCCCTCTATGATACATTGGATCTTGAAGAAGGCCCTGACGGTATCGCTTCTAAGGCAAAGAAGTCAGGTATATCTCCGGAGACTCTAAAGAAGGTTTATAATCGTGGAGTTGCGGCATGGAAGACTGGTCACCGGCCAGGTACCACCCCCCAACAATGGGGACACGCACGAGTCAATGCGTTCATTGTTAAGAAGAAAAAAGGTGGTCTTAACCACGACAAAGATTTAGCATAATAGCCCTTGACAATAAGCGGTATTCAATATATAATACGTTATAAGGTCATATAAAGGAATCGGTAACTAAGATGAAAACATTTCAAGAATTGCGGGAGTCTTCTCGCGACACTATCAATAACATCGAAGAAGGTGCTGAGGTATATACCGTTTCAAAGGGTGTATATACTCGTAAGGTTGACGGCGCTACCGCTGACCGGATGAAGAAACAGGGATGGAAGTTAGTTTCTAAAGAGTCTGTCGAAGAAGCTTATAACGATGATGATTTGGATTATAAGAAAGTGACAAAGACTATAGGCGTCACTCCTAAGCACAAACGAGACAAACGTGCTAACGCGGCGCAACCTGCGGCACCCAACAAGTCCGCAGCTGCTAGACGCAAGGCGATAGAACGTCATCAAGAACTTATACGGAATAAGAAGAAAGACCCGTATCAGTATGAGTCTGTAGACCTTGAAGAAGGTAAGATGAAAGAGTTTCATGCCATGGTTAAGAAAGGTATGACTGCCGCGCAGATTGCCAAGAAACTTGGTATGAAAGAGAAAGATGTTGCTGAGTTCATGAAAGGTATGAATGAAGCAAAAGAATATTCCTACACTGTTGTTCATGCTAAGAAAGGTAAGGTAGTAGTTACTGCGCCTACTTCATATGATGCGGCACAGAAAGCAGCAAAGCAATGGAAACTAAAGTCTACTGGCGGTGTTGATGCTTATCTTATGAAAGAAGAAACTTCTGTCGAACTTGACGAAGCATATCAGCAGTTCTTGGATAAGTCACCTAGTAACTGGGGTGAGGAAAAGGTAATCGCTTACGGAACCAAGAAAGGTTACAAAGTGATTGGCGTATGTGGACATGGTAATGTAGAGGGTATCGTACTGTTCGGTCTTGATGCCTCTGATAAGTCATATGTTGGCAAGGAAGCAAAGGTTAAGACTGGTCAAACAGTATTCCGTTATGCTACTCGCAACAGTATGGCAGGTGACATCTTTCCTTTAGTTAAGATTGATGTTAAGAAAGGTCTTCTATATAACCTGTCACAGAAGTCAAGTGACGGTGAAGTCGATTATGCAGAGTTCGAGAGTAAGGGTATTAAGTTACGTTACCTACGTCTTGCGGCAACTGCCAACCTCCGTGATATTACTGGGTTCGAACCTGGCTTTGGTTCAATGAAAGAGTCTACTGCTCCTAAAACTCTTAGCGATATTAGAACGAAAAGATCTTAATGAAAAAGTTTAAACAATATATAGCAGAATCTTGTTGTGATGATTGTGATGATCTCATCGTTGAAGACGGTGTGTACATCAATGAAGAAGGTAAGAAAGACAACGTAAAGCTTAACCAAATACAACGTGGTGGTAGTAAGAAGTTTTTCGTATATGTAAAGAATGATAAAGGCAACGTGGTTAAAGTTTCTTTCGGAGATCCCAATATGGAGATCAAGAGAGACGACCCTAAGAGACGTGCCGCTTTCCGTGCTAGACATGATTGTGCTAATAAGAAAGATAAAACAACTGCTGGATATTGGTCTTGTCGACAATGGCGCGCTGGCGCTAAAGTCGATAGTTAATTAGTATAAATAGTAACAGCTATTTCCAATTTAAACGGTAAAACGATTAATGCAACCTAACTCAGAAGAACAACGTCTCGCACGAATAGAGACCAAGATTGATAAATTGTCGGATGCGATGATTGATCTTGCTCGCGCAGAAGAAAAACTTATCAATATCGATAAGACCTCTCAACAACACGCTGAGAGAATGAATCGTTTCTCTGCGAGAATGGATGTTATTGAAGAAGTTGTAAACGAACAAGGCAAAACCGTTAAGGTAATGCAGTATGTATTAACTCTTGCGGCCACTGTGTTCGCGGGTATAATTGTCAAAATGTTTTTTGACACACCATAATAATCATCGGAGACTAACAATGTCAAATATCAATAAAATCATGGAGGCATATCTGTCAATGAAGGTCTCCGCAGAAAAAACTTTAGAAGAGAAAAAGAAACTCGACCCTGTCAACGATAAAGAGAACGATAAAGAATTTAAAGATCGTAAAGACAAAGACATCGACAACGATGGTGATGTTGATTCGTCTGATGAGTTCCTTCACAAGAAACGTGCCGCAACTGATGACGCAATCGACGGTGGTAAGAAACCTGCTAAGAAAGAAGCCGTAGAACCAGAAGAAGACGAAGTTGCTGAACCAAAAAAGAAACCTAAAACTGGTAGGGCATCTTTAACTAAAGACATCAAGCATAACTCACATACTGCTGACGCTACTGCCGAGATTTCTAAGATTGAGTCTGTAGATACTCGCGCAGCGTTTATCGAGATGTGGTCACAGGTTGAAGAGGCCGTTAAAGCTAAACAAGTCCCTGATAGTGCTGCTAAACCAGAAGGTATCATGGACAAAGAATCTCCTAAGTCTAAAGAGTTCGCCAAGAAACACGATGTTGAAATGGGTAAGAAACCAGAACTGGTTGCCGATGATGAAGAAGGTCATGAAATGACATCTAAAGCGGGTCGTGCCGTTAAGAAGCAGTCTTCCGCTAGAAGTGGTGACAACTTGTCCAATGGTGATACTTCGGTAGTTAAGAGTAAATAACCGTGATCTCCTTAATCACTAAGGAATGTGCTGTTAGAGAATCTACCATTGATAAACGCTGTAAGTTTCCCGATGGTAGATATTATTCTATGACTAAAGGTGATCTAATAAAACTCTGTGCCGATTTAGGTATAGGGATAACCGGTCTCAAAGGCGAGACTAAAGAACTAATCATTATGCGTATACGCGAAATAAGAGGATAGTAATATGATTAAATCTCCAAGTTGGTGTAAAGGTGCGGTTCCTTCCATTAAAGGTTGGCATCATCCCAAAACAAATGAACTTCTTAAGGCTCAGGGCTTGACTCATAAACAAGTATCAGCCTGGAAAGACGCGAAGGATGGTATCGGTAACAAGCACGATGTTGCTGAAGTTGTTCTTACTCATGAAGAAGTAGTCGAAGAATTCTTTGACGAAGAAGAGATCGAAGACGAAGACGAATAAGTTTTTTTAATCACTATTATTATAAGTTGTTTTGATGTTTAAATATTATGTACTCACTAGTAATAGTGTCGAAAATCTCGCACGTCAGTTCTTCACATTAAGGTATAATGATGTGGTGGTCGTTATCAATACTCTGGATAAGGAGTATGAGAAGACCGCCATTGATTACTGTGTCAAACACGGTATCGAACATCATATCACTCAATCAGACGGAACCCCAGCCACTGGGAAAAATTCCGTACTAGATTTATTCTTATCTTCTGAAAACGAATACATGGTTCAGGTAGACGGTGATGACATCATTACCGCTTACGGAAGAAATCTGTATCGTACTATCGCACTCTCTCCCAATGCTCCTGATGTTATATGTCTGTATAACCAGTTATGTCTGAATAAATTCAAACCTGACTTATGGGACAGCCAGTACGACTCTAGGTCAGTAAAGATAAAAGGTTGGTTCATCCCAAAGTACTTAACCCCCGCATACCCTCATGATTATGAGACAGATGCTACTTTTGCCGATTTGATACCAGAACGTCTAGCACATATGTACATGGATTTTTTTGGTACCTCACCAGAAGAGGCAGCACATTGGGCAGAAGTCCGAATACGATTGAACAGATTCTTCAGGGAGTATGGAGAGCGATACGAAACATTCAATAGAATGACCTTCCTATCGCGCAAAGCAGCGTCTGTAATGCGATATGACCCTGAGTATATGATAGGGGAAGACACTCTTCAGTTTTATCGTTTAAAGAAATTGGCGTACGAGGGTGAATTGGATATGCGTATGCGCAACGAAAGATGGGCATTTAGTTACGTATATATGAATGATACTGAATCTATTACTAAAGAATTTAAAGAAGATGGTTCTTTAAAGGTCAGTTATGCGTGGATGATACCAGTTGAGGATGGACTAAATAAACTAAAAGACGGACTACCTCCACCTGAGTTTCATTTACCGGAATTAACTGACCCATACTATGAAGTTAACAAAAACTAATTTAGTTGTATACGCAGCGAAGAATTATTACAATCCCGAATACATTGACGGAGAAGAGTTCTACGACGATCTAAAACGTTTTAAATACGTCAAGAGGTTGTTGAGTAGGTACAGTCAAACTAATGAACTAGCAGAACGTTTGATATTAAATCACTTGATTGTGATATTTAATGTATTTGGTCATGAGGCGGGTGTGGAAATACTCGCATTAAAAATACCAGCAGACCATTGGGCTGTACTGAAACCATTTCTCATATTCTTACGGGTAATAGAAAATAATGAGATTACTGGGGTTGAAATGGATAAATACGTGATAGAAAGATTGAGGAGTGTATAATGGGATTATTAAAATCTGCCGCTGATGTCGTCTATACGATTAGGTTCTTAAAGTTACTTGTTACTAAGTTCGAGGATACTGGTGCGTTTAAAGCAGGTATCATTGATGATCAAGGTAACAAGCGCCGAGACTATGATATGGAGGTCATGGGCAATCGCGATGCCTATCGTGATAACTACACTTCATTCCATCGTCTTGTGTTCAACCTAAAGAAAATCATGGAAAAGGTGCCAGGCGGTTCTTCGGTCGTTGCTCGATATGGCGCCGCGCTCGCTCTTATTAAAGAGCACGGTGAACTGACCGACAAAAATATTGAAAAGATTCATGAGAATACTGGTATAAGTATCCTTGACGTTCTACAGGAACAATCATTCTGGTATGTGTTAGATGACGGGTCACTATCGCCAGGCGTGTATCGAATTAACAACGATACTATGACCGCACAGTGCGAAGATGTCCGGAAGGGTGATAAGATTCGGATAGTCGAAGGTGCTCCTGTACATAATATACTAGGATTAGCCATACACGAAGGTGTACACATGAAGTCTGGTCAAAGAGTTTTAGCAACATCTGCTGAACTTATTAAGTAAATCCTCTCTATGGGGTCTCCCAAAACCCTATATAAAGGACGCATTACTAAAATGTTCTTGACATGACGCCCCATATTCGTGTATGATATGCTCTATTCGTTGGCGGGCGTTCAACGTAATTACGAAGAGACTTTCGCATGAAGACCTATGAAGAATTTAAACGACGGTTTGAGGAAGAGATGACCTCTACCGCGTCAGTGCCTGGAGCCGGTGACGATAATCAAACTGTCATTGTCCGCAAAAAATACGATAGGAAGAACAAAAGGAAATCTGCCTCAGACATGTTGCGCAGATACTTTCCTGAAAAATTTAAAAAATAGTTCTTGCCATCTCGCTCGAAATCAAGTATAATGGACACCATGTTAACTGATAGCTGATAGGCACTTACATGAAAGTTATAGATTGCTCCTCCTACAAAATTGTTATCTTCGATGTCGCGTCTGATCTGACATCTTTCCTCGATGAGGGACACGATGATAGCAAATTGATATATGTATCGCTTGACGGTACAGACACCACACTACTATCCCCCGATAGGTTCTTGGTCAAAAACCGCAATAGCTCTTTTCTCAATCATATGATGTGGGAAGGTCTGTTAGACGAAGATGAACAAGACGAATATATAATGAACCGTTGTGAAAAGTTTTTCAATGATGGCAAACAAATGCTAATAGAAGATTACGACTTCATTGAAGACGAACCATTCTATGATTATTCCAGATAAAAAAAGAGTCGTTATGAATATTAAAATGGACACGGGTCGCGATGACCTATTGACTGATTATGCCACAGGTATGTTGAAAGACTTTTACTTACGCCCAGAAGAAGATTCCCCGCAAGAAGGATATGCTCGAGCGGCTATTGCTTGGTCATCGTACAAGGGAGTGTTAGACGAAGCACTAGCACAGAGATTGTATGATTATGTAAGCAAAAAATGGTTCATGTTCGCATCCCCTGTACTATCTAACGCTCCAGATAAAGATGGTAAGTCTCGTGGACTACCCATATCATGTTTTCTCACTTTCGTACCGGACACCCTCGAAGGACTGATCGACCATACCACAGAGTTGCGATGGCTGTCTGTTATGGGTGGTGGTGTAGGTGGACATTGGTCGGACGTTCGTACAGTCTCAGACATAGCGCCTGGCCCGATTCCTTTCTTACACACAGTAGACGCAGACATGATTGCTTATCGTCAAGGAAAGACGCGTAAGGGTTCATATGCGGCATACCTAGATGTACATCATCCAGACATTATAGAATTCTTGAACATTCGTATTCCTACGGGTGACGTTCAACGCAAAGCATTGAATATTCATAATGCGATTAATATTACCGACGAGTTCATGGCGGCCGTATTGAACGATACAACTTTCGATCTGCGTGACCCGAGTAATGGTTCGGTAAAAGAATCTGTCAATGCCCGTAAATTATGGGAACGAATCCTTGAGGTTAGATTCCGTACAGGCGAACCATACCTGAATTTCATTGACACTGCGAACCGTGGTTTGCCGATGAGTTTAAAGGAGAAGGGGTTAAAGATACATGGTTCTAATCTATGTAACGAGATTCATTTACCCACTAACGAAGACCGTACGGCAGTATGTTGTCTATCGTCCCTCAACTTAGAATACTATGATGAGTGGAAAGACACTACTATTGTTGCTGATATTATTACTATGCTTGATAATGTCATTGATTACTTCATAGAACATGCGCCTGACCATATCTCACGTGCTCGTTTTTCCGCATCACAGGAACGTTCGTTAGGTTTAGGTGCGATGGGATTCCACTCTTTGTTACAAAAACATGGAGTCGCATGGGAATCTGACAAGGCGAAAGAGATTAACGATGTAGTATTCAAAAATATCCA